CGCCGCCTGCATGCCCTGAACGGGAAACTGCTGGAGGCGTTGAAACACGCTGCGTGGTGCGTTCAGGAAAACTACTGTCCGGACGAAATGGGCCATGACTGGGATGAAGTGATCGCCAAAGCGGAGGGGAAGGTATGACGCTGTATTGGGTTGGCAACTTTGTGTCCATTGCTGCTTTGATTGGCCTTTGGTTTGTTGGTGGAATGCCAGCGATGGTGATCGGCGGCGTATGGGCGGTTTGTGCTTACTTTGAGGGCGCGATGCTGCGCAAAAGGAGCAGAGAATGAACGAAGACATCATCCGCTGGGCGCGGGAGTCTGGCATTCCGATTGAAGTTGATTGGGCTGGCCGCGCCTCAACGCTGGTGGTCAAAGACGGAGGCACGTACCTGCGCGGCGTCGATGACCTTGAACGCTTCGCCGCCCTTGTCGCCGCTGCCGAGCGCGAGGCGTGTGCGAAGGTGGTAGAGCACTACCGCAGCGACTGGGACATGGCGGACACCATCCGCGCAAGGGGGCAGGCGTGAAGCCCAACTTCGCCAACGTCCGCGGCGTGCTTGAATGCTGCGGCCCACTCACCATGCGCGAGGTCGCGCAGTTCTTCCCGGACTTCGACTACCGCAAGGTGGCCAGCGTCATCACAGCCATGCGCAACACAGTTGTCACCAGGCAGGTCTACATCCACTCATGGACCATGGAGGGTGTCGGCCGGCGCTACCCTCGAGCCATCTACGCGCTGGGCGACAAGCCCGACGCACGCAAGCCCCGGCCGATCAGTCAGGCCGAGCGGTGCCGCCGCTACCGCCTGCGCATGAAGCCTCCCGTGGCTGTGGCCAACAGCGTGTTTGCCTGGAGGCCAGCATGACCACTCTCGTCACTCGCGTGAGCGTGTTCTTCGCACTGAACCCTGACGAGGAGCTGACCGCCGCAGACATTGCGGCCAAGTTCAGCGTGGAGCCCAACGTGGTGAGACGCACGCTGATGTACTCGATGGAGAAGGGATGGATCAACATCGTGAAGAAACCCAACCCAGAACAGAAGACCAAGAAGCTGTTGTTTTACTCGGCTGGTCCGAGGTTGCTCAAGGAGATCGGGAGATGATCACGGCCAGCAACCTTTACAAGTTCTCACCGCCCAACTTCCCACGCTGCGCAGGCTCGGGCCGGTCGGAGTGCGACACATGCAAGCTAAACGTCAACAACAGTCCCATCCACCCAAGCACGACGCGCCAGATCTGGATCGGAAGATGGGAGCTGGAGACGCCCTGCGAGTCTCGAGTGCCGTTGCACGAGCAGCCGTAAAGAGCCCCCACTTCCTCGCCCGCGCGATGGCCGCGGAGTTTGCCGACCCGCTCGAGAAGGCCAAGCTACCGCTGACCAACCTCGACCGCCAACGCAAGCATCGGACCAACAACAGCGAGCGGGTCTTCACTCTCGACGTGAGCAGCGACGGCTACGAAGACCTCGTCTACATCATGCGGGAGTGGGGCTTTCCCAGCCGCAGGCGCGCCATGATCGTGGCCCTGAGGCACCTCGCCCAAGCCACTCGAAACGGTCTCGAGCGCATCGACTTGACGAACTCTTGACCGTGTTGTAGGGGCGATGTATATTCCGCCCCGGGTAAGTGTCTCCAAATCCAGCCGGCCGCGAGCCGGCTTTTTGCTTTCTGAGCCCGGGTGAGCTGAACGCGGTGACCTCGTCTCCCACCGCCGGATGCCGCCCGGGTTCAACCTACTGACGCCGTGGACAAAGCTGAATACGCACGAATTGCCGAGGAACGCGAGGCCGTCAAGCGCCAGGTGCTGGCCATGGCCGACGACATCTTCGAGCGCTACATGGCGGGTGAATCCATGCGCCTGATCGCCGAGTCGATGCCGTTCAAGATCAGCGGCAACCGCTTGCGCGACATCCTGCTGAACAACCCCGACACCAGGGAAGCCTACGCCGACATCCACATTCACCGCTCGCACAGCCTCGTCGAGGCCGCGGTGGACTACGCCCGCGAGGCCGGGATGCTGGGCGATGCTGCCGGCCTGCGGGTGGCGATCGACGCCAACCTCAAGGTGGCGGCCAAGATCAACGGCCGCGACTATGGAGACAAGTCCAAGGTGGAGCTGACCGGCAAGGACGGCGGGCCCGTCAAGATGGTGGCCCTGACCGACGAGCAGCTCATGGAGATCGCCTCCAGGGGCGTGGTCAAGGGGGTGGCAGGTGCTTGATCCATCGCAGGCTGCGGTTGAGCTGCTGGCGCGCAAGAAGGCTCGCGAGTCGTTCTCGCACTACTGCGCCTACCGTCTGCCAGACGACATGCGCCTGGCTCAGCACCACGTCTTGCTGACCGAGGCCCTGGACAAGATCGAGAAGGGCGAGATCGACCGGCTGCTCGTGATGATGCCGCCAGGCTCGGCCAAGTCCACCTACGGCTCGGTCTACTTCCCCGAGTACTTCGTGGGCCGCAATCCGCAGCTCAGCGTCATCGCCGCCTCGCACACCGCAGAGCTGGCCGAGCGATTCGGCCGCCGGGTGCGCAACGGCGTGGACGACGAGCAGTTCCGCGCCCTGTTCCCGCAGGTGACGCTGGCTGCCGACAGCACGGCCGCCGGCCGCTGGGGCACGAACCACGGCGGCGAGTACACCGCGGTGGGCGTGGGCGGATCCATCACTGGCCGACGCGGCGATCTGATCGTGGTCGACGACCCGGTGCGCAGCCGCGAGGATGCAGACTCCGAGCGCGTGCGCGAAAAGACCTGGGACTGGTGGACTAACGACCTGCTGACCCGCCTGAAGCCTCACGGCCGCGTGGTGGTCATTATGACCCGCTGGCACGAGGACGACCTGGCCGGGCGCCTGCTCGAGCGCGAGCCGCAGCGCTGGCATGTGATCAAGCTGCCGATGATCGCCGGCGACAACGACCCGCTGGGCCGCCAGCCCGGCGACCGCCTGTGGCAGGAATGGTTCACCGACGAGATGGTGCGCCAGGCGCAGTCTGATCCGCGCTCGTGGATCTCGCTGTACCAGCAGGAGCCCCGCCCGGCCGAGGGTGCGGAGTTCAAGCGCTCGTGGATCGTGCGCTACAACAGCGCGCCCAAGAAGATGAACAAGCTCATCTTGGTCGACCCTGCGGGAGATCCGCAGAAGAAGGAGACCACCAAGCGCAAGAAGTCCGACCGCACGGTGATGTGGGTCGTGGGCCTGGCGCACGACGGTAACGCTTTCCTCGTCGACGGCGTGATCGACCGGCTGAGCCTGACGCAGCGCGCCGATGCGCTGTTCGCCCTGCACAAAAAGCACAAGCCGATGCAGGTGCGCTACGAGCGCTACGGCATGCAGGCCGACATCCCGCACATGCAGGCCGAGATGGAGCGCCGGCAGTACCGCTTCAAGATCACCGAAGTGGCTGGTGCGGTGGAGAAGAATGCTCGCATCCGCAGGCTCATCCCGTGGTTTGAGGGCGGCCGCATGTGGCTGCCTCAGCAGCTCAACTACACCGACGTGCAGGGCAACCCGCACGACCTGATCCAGGAGCTGCTCGAGGTCGAGTACGCCACCTTCCCGGTGGGCCGATTCGACGACGGCATGGACTGCTTGGCCCGCATCGATGAGCCTTCGCTGACTCTGCCGTGGCCGGACGAAGAGGAAGAATGGGTAGTGCCCAAGGGCGCTGAGGCTGCATGGCAGGTGCTCGACGAAGTTGCAGGGTATTGACCATGAAAGAAATTGATCCCTCCAACAACATGGCGTACCTTGTCGGCGACGAGGTGCTGACCAAAGAAGAGTTTGACAACCGCCAGAAGGGCGAGATCGAGCGCCTGTACGCCGTCTTCGTCAAGATGCGCGACCAGTGGGTCCAGGGGCGAGCCACCAACACCGACGTCGAGAAGCGCTGGCGCAAGAACGCGCAGCTCTACTTTGGCGAGCACACCAACAGCACCGGCGAGTTCGAGAATACCCTGCGCAACGGCCCGCCTGCGCGCAAGGCCGTGGACGGCAGCCGCTCGAGGGTGGTGATCAACATCGTGCGCCCGAAGGTCGACCAGGCCGTGGCGCGCATGTGCGAGATCCTGTTCCCCGTGGACGACCGCAACTGGGGCATCCGGCCCACGCCGATGCCTGAGCTGGCCGACATGATGGGCAGCAACGCCCAGACCGTCGACCCGGCCACCGGCCAGCCTACTGGCTTCACTGCCAACGAGGAAGCCAACGCGATCATGGAGGCTGCCAAGCAGGCAGCCGAGGCCATGGAGCGCTCCATCGACGACAGCCTGACCGAGTCCAAGTACAACGGCGAGAGCCGCAAGGGTATCGAGGATGCGGTGCGCCTGGGCACGATGGTGCTGTACGGCCCGTTCCCGGCCCGGCAGACCAGCAAGGTCTGGCTGCCTCAGGGCGACGGCACGCAGCAACTGCAGATCAACGAGTCGATCGTGCCGGCCAGCATGCGCCTGGACCCATGGGACTGCTTCTTCGACCCGAGCTGCGGCAACGACCACCAGGCCGGCCGCGGGTTCTTCATGCGCCGCATGGTCACCCGCAAGCAACTGCGCCAGCTCGTGGGCCTGCCGGGCTACGACGAGGAGGCCATTCGCGAGGTGCTGCGCTCGCCACCGCAGAAGCTGCGCGTGGCCGAGGGCCGGATCATCCGCGACATGATCAACGAGGACGCCTACGAGATGTGGACGTACCACGGGGAGATCGAGCCCGAAGAGATGGAGATGCTCTCGAGCCGGACGCAGGATCCCCTGACCGACGTGGACTTCGGCGTGCTTGTGATCGTCAACGACAAGGTCGTCGGCGCCATGGAGTCGTGGGTCGCCGACCGCACGCTGCCGGTGGACGTCTACTGCTGGCGCAAGGCAGACGACAGCCCGTTCGGCTACGGCCTGCCCGACGAGCTCGAGCACCAGCAGCGGGTGGTCAACAGCGCCTGGCGTCAGGTGATGGACAACGGCCGCACCTCGCTGGGCGGCCAGATCGTCATCAAGAAGGGCATGGTGATCCCGCAGAACGGAAGCTACGAGATCACGCCCAACAAGGTGTGGCTGGCCAAGGACGAGCTCGACGACGTGCGCGCTGCGATGACCACGTTCGAGTTCAACTCGCACCTGCAGGAGCTGCTGGCGATCGCCCAGGCCTCGATGCAGTTCGCCGACATGGAGTCGAGC